TGACGTCGACGATCTGATCGCCGACGTTGCAGTTATTTTTCACTGGCCACCCTCCGAGATGTACGGCATGGAGCTGCGCGAGCTGATGGCCTGGCGCGAGAAGGCGGCCATCAGAAGCGGCAACCATGAACAGGAGGATGACGATGGATCTTAGTATTCGCGTTGCGTTCAGTGCTATTGATAAGCTCACCCGCCCGGTCAGTGCCGCCAGTAAAGCTATTGGCGGCCTTTCTGACTCCCTCAAAAAAACACAGTCTTCGATCAAAGACCTGGAAAAAAGCACGTCGTCTTTCGACAAGCTGCGCGCGCAGGCCAACGATACCGCGCAAAAACTCCGAAGCACTCAACGTGCCTTTGATGGTCTCAATCAGAAGCAGCGCGAAGGCGGGCAGCTGACCGAGGCGCAGACGGCGCGGCTTGAAACGCTGCGGATTAAACTCTCGCGCCTGACAGACACCTATAACAAACAGACCACCCAACTACGCGCAGCCGGACAGGCGGTGCGCCAGCATGGCGTTAACCTTAATGCTGGTAGCGGCGCGGTGCAGTCGGCCATCCGGCGAACAGAGCAATACAGCCAGGCGCTTGAGCGTGAACGGCAGCGCCTGGCCGCAGTCACGCGCGCGCAGGCAAGCTATGAGAGGGCGAAGGAAACCGGCGCGAAACTTCGCGGTGGTGGCACGATGGCAATTGCTGGCGCAGCCGCTGCCGGATATGCGGGCGGGCGCTTCCTGGCTCCTGCTGTTGGTTTTGATACCGATATGTCGCGAGTAATGGCGCTGACTCGCATGGATAAAGGCGACAGTCGATTTATCGATCTGCGTGAGCAGGCGAAAAAACTAGGTGCAGAAACGGCATTTTCAAGCAGTGATGCGGCGCAGGGTCAAGCGTTTCTCGCTATGGCCGGTTTTACGCCCGAGGCTATCAAAGCCGCACTGCCTGGTGTTCTCGATGCTGCAATCGCAGGCGGTGCGCTTAGCGGTGATATCTCGCTGGGTGAAACAGCGGATATCTCCGCAAGTATACTGAATCAATTTCAGCTAAATGCCGGTGATATGGATCGTGTTGGGGATGTGCTGGTAGGGACATTTACGCGATCCAGCACCAGTCTGCGCGATCTTGGCGAGACGATGAAATATACCGGGCCGGTAGCTGCGGGCCTTGGCATCAGCTTAGAGAAAACCGCAGCAATGATTGGCATTCTGGCTAGTAACGGCAAGCGCGGTAGTGATGCTGGTACGGCGATTGCCGCTTCGCTTACCAACCTCGCTGCGCCTTCAACGGCTGCGCAAAAGGCGCTAAAGGAGCTTGGTGTATCTGTTTCCACTAGTGCCGGGAAAATGCGCCCAATAGAAGATGTACTGAGAGATCTGTACAGGTCACTAAAAAAGTATGGTCAGGTTGATCAGGTTAGCTTTTTGAAAGATATAGCCGGACAAGAGGCATTAGTTGGTTTGCAGGCACTGGTTCGATCTGCCGGTGAAGGCGGTCTTCAGAAACTCATTGCTGAACTGAGAAAGGTTCAGGGAGAGTCTGCGGCTACGGCTAAAAAGATGTCAGATAACCTCGGTGGCGACCTCTCCAACCTTAGTAGTGCATGGGAGGGGGTACGTATTCAGGTTGAGGAAACCACCGATGGTCCATTGCGTAGCCTGGTACAGTGGCTTGATGAAACTATTTCTCGCGTAACAGTCTGGGTTAAAGCCAACCCAAAGCTTGCACAAACATTGTTACTGGTGGCTGGCGGAGCTCTGGCACTGACAGTTGCTGTTGGCGCCCTCTCGCTTGCTGTCGGTATTCTGATTGGGCCGCTGGCAAAACTACAGCTCGGCTTCGCGGTGCTAACCGGTGGTCGCGGCATTCTCGGCACTATTGCCGCATTCCGCGCCTTGGGTACTGCCGCTGTCCCGGTGATGGCAGGCATGCGTGGCTGGCCCATCGTTGTATCGGGTATCGCATCCGGTTTCGGGAGGATCTCAGCAGTACTTCCCGCTATCCGTGCGGGGTTGTTAGGTGCGTTTCTGGCGCCCGGTGCTGCGTTGGCCTCCCTGGGTAAAAACCTTGCCATACTGATGCTCAGACTTACCGGTCTCCCTGCGCTGTGGGGGATGATTACCGGTGCGGTATCTGTGCTAGGTGGCGCACTGTCTTTCCTGTTAAGCCCGATCGGGCTAATTGGTGCGGCGTTTGTTGCGACGGGGCTGCTTATCTGGCGCTATTGGGAGCCCCTAAAGGCATTTTTCACAGGTTTGTTTACCGGCGTTATGCAGGCGCTTTCTCCTCTTAGGGGTGCATTCGCCGCATTCTCGCCCATTATGGAGTCCGTCAGTGATGGCGTGAGGTCAGTGTGGCAATGGTTTACCAATCTGCTGTCACCGATCCAGACCAGCAAGGACACTCTCGATAAGTGCGCCAGCGCCGGGAGTACATTTGGTAATGTGCTTGGTGGTGCGCTTCAGGTGGTGCTTATTCCGGCCAAGGCTTTACTGGATACTCTGGCCTGGATTCTGGAAAAGCTGGGTGTACTGCCTGATGAGGTTGAGCGAGCGCGCAAGAAGATCGAAGACGCTCAGCGTATGTCACTTCTTCAGGATAAGGTTGCCTTTCTTCAAGGGGATATGTCAAAAGTTGCCCCGAAAAAAACAGACTCCCCTGTTATAGCTGGCTCTCCTCCACCATCTTCTCCGTTGTCTGGTGATACCGGCACTCTTCGGCGCCTGAATAATATCGCGGATAACACAAAAGCGACGGCGAATAACACAAAGAAAATCGGCCCCGGGGATATTGTCTTTAAAAACCTGCCGCGCGCGCTGGCGCTGCGTGGTCCCTATCAGGAAGCGCGTGTTATTCCGCAGCCTGTACCGCGTGTGTCCGCCGCTGCGGCCGGCGGCATTCTGTCTGTGCCGACGGCGACGCAAGGGGCAACGTCTGCGCCGGTCTCCGCGTCGTCTGGTGCTGCGCCGTTCTTCCAGTTGGTCTTTAACGACGTCGGTAAACGCTCGGATCAGGAACTGGAAAAAATGGTGCGTAACGCCGTGCGCGATGCAATGGCCAGCACCCGCAAAACTAACCGTGGTTCATTCCGCGATCGGGAGTAAGGAGGTTTTTTTATGATGATGATTTACGGGATGTTTGTCTTTACGCTGCGCACTGTGCCGTATCAGCAACTGCGGCACTCCCAGGCGTGGCGGCACGTTAAAAATGACCGGGTTAACCAGTCGGCAGCCTGGCAGTATATCGGGCCGGGTGACGACACAATCACGCTCGACGGCGTGCTCTACCCGGAAATCACCGGCGGGCGGTGGTCGCTGTCGGCGCTGGAGACGATCGGCTTTGCCGGTCGCCCCTGGCCGCTGATTGAGGGTGACGGGCAGATTTACGGGATGTATCTCATGACGCAGCTGGAGCGAGGAAAAACGGAGTTTGACCGCTATGGCAACCCGAAAAAAATTGAGTTTACGATTAGTCTTTCGCGCGCCGATGGGGATTTTCGTGAGAAGCTACAGACGTCGTCTGTCAGTGATGTGCTGGATGATCTCAAAACCAGCGCAACCAAAGCCGTTAACTCGGTATCTAACTCTCTCAGTAGCCTGTTTTAACCAGCAAAAAGCCCCTGTAATAAGGGGCTTTACTCTACCGGCATACACTGCCGTTTCTGACCATGCTGCCGCACGGTTATTTCTGGCGGTACTCGATACTATGCCACCCGCGCCCAGCACATCAGCAGGGTGTGGGCCTCAACCACGCTGAACGATTTACCCTCGCCGAGGTTAGCGGTTTTGCCGCTGGTCGTGTGTTTGTGCTCCGGTGCCGTGACTTCGTGGTTGTGCTCTCCGCCGTCATCGGTCACACCCAGCTCTTTCGGGTTAAAGAGCTGCTGCACATCACCGCCAATTTCCCACGGGTCATCTTTACCGGCCACACCACCATGATTGTGTTTACCGTTTTTCGTGGTTGTCAGCTTTTGCTCTGGCTGCTCGCTGGTTTCGCCGTTGACGTCAATCTGCACGGCGGGCAAGTTAGCCCGCTGAAGTGTGACGGTATCATTTCCGCCGGTCTGCCCGACATCTGAACCATCAGCCTTTCCGACGCGGATCGTTTTGTTTTCACCGGTATACACCCACTCAGACCACGGCCAGCGTTCATTCGGGTCCAGCGCCTGACTGAAAAAGCGCACCGTGCCAATAGGGTTATCCGCCTCCCATGCCCCCCGTATAGCTTCTGCAATTGCCGTTTTTATTGCTTTCGGTGTGGCGGCTTTATCTTCATCATTGCTGTCCGTTGCGCTGCTCAGACGGGTAAAGCCCTTTTCCGTCAGCGTGGCATCCGGGTGATCTCTTGATTCTGCGTGGTCATTCACGGCTTCGCTGACTGCCTTCGGTGTGGCTGCTCTGTCTTCATCATTGCTGTCCGTTGCGCTGCTCAGGCGGGTAAAGCCCTTTTCCGTCAGCGTGGCATCCGGGTGATTTCTTGATTCTGCGTGGTCATTCACCTGCCCGTCGGTATAGTCCTTCACGTTATTTTCGACAGTCAGCACATCCTCTACCGTCGCCATGATAATGCCAGGGTCAATGCTGAGTTCAATCGCCCCCACGTTGTCGACAGAAAGCCATATCCTGATAACCGTGAAACGACCGCTGCCTTCGCTTAATTCTGGTTTACAGGTAACGGGCAGGCTTGCCACGACCAGGCACTCTCCGTCTTCGTCGTACAGCGCCCCTTCGCGAATGGTAAAACCCCCCGCCTCGGGTGGGATAATCATTTCGGTGGCGATGATATTCTTCTGCTCACTGACGATTTTGACGCTGTTCAGCGGTGAGCGGAATACCTCATGAATCAGCGCCTGGCTGTTTTCATCCGGTTCGGGGGTCAGTCCGTTTCCGTCACCAACAGCCATCCAGGCAAAAACCACCTTTTCTCCTTCGGCGGCTGCTTTTGCAATTTTTTCCCGGCCTTTAGCGGTGACGACTGAGATGTAGTTTTTTTTCATATGTGCCTGAAATCTTTTTTAAAGAATACGTTTAAAATATGGCTGAATTTATTCCAGCCTCAGCCACTTATCAGAGGCCTTTTCACTGTCAGAGGGGATAAAAACAGTGCCGACACCCTCCGTCACTTTTATCAGCCCGGTATATTTCTCAGTGATGGTGGTGATAATGCCATTTTCATCCTCTGTCGGCGTTTCGACATTCAGCTGCCCCCATACAATGAAGACACCTGACAGCCAGTGCGGCAGGGCGACCTTACTGGTGGTGTAGGCTTCCTGTTCAGCTTTAAAAAAATTCATATATCCTCACTGTAACCAGCCGATATTATTACCGCTGATGCCATTAATATCCGGCGTCGCCACTCTCATTCCGCCACCCAGGGCCGGAGACGATTTTCTGAACTTCATCATTTTTGCTGCACGGGCGTTTACCGGAGCGCCGCGAGGGACATACAAAAACTGAGGCGATGAAAAAATATTCCCCTCTTCTTTAAATTTACTCATATCAGGCTTAAAGCCCGGCATTTCTTCCATAAAGATAATGTTATGCCGCAACAGCATTTCGTCTGGCGTGGCAATGCCCTGATAGCTGGATGCCTTGTCGTTGGTGTACAGGTTATGCTCGAATATTTCACCCTCGGTCAACCATCGGCAGTAAAAGATATTATTATCAATTGACAGTGCCGGTACCCCCGTCCCGCCTCCTGAATAGGCATTGCTGTTCAGTAGCAACTTTCGTTTGTCACTGATGGTATCAATGATGGTGTTATTCCTGAAATGATTATCAAACAGGCATTTCGCATTACGCAGAACCGACGCATAAATTTCTGAGTTATAGTTTTTCCCTTCAGGTACATTTCTGAGTCGCTGAATAGCGTCATTAAAGGAAAAGTTATACTCAATAATGTTTTCTCCGGTTCCCATCCTGCGATGATAAAACCACTCTTCATAGGAATACTTATCCGGTTCCCAGGGGCTTAAACCCGCTCCGCTGGCAGATATCAGCATGGCAAATGAAACGTTTCCAGTGGAAAAGTTATGCCGCACCACATTCCCCCAGCTCATGCCGTCAATGTCAAAGGCCATGCCATCATTAGCCATCGCCAGCATGCCGGCTATCCAGTTTTCCTGAATCATGACCCGGTCACTGTGCCACACCCACATCGCTGCATCGGCATGTCGCGCGCCCTCCGGGCTGACTTTATCCCACCGGTAGCTGGAATAACTATTTTCTTCCATATAGGAACTGTATTCCGTCCTGACATAGGCGCTACCCTCGGATTTGACGCTGTGAAACAGAATCGCCGACTGCACGACCCGGTGAAAGGAGTTATTTGCACAGAATACCCCCATTGATTTTTTATCGCCGGCGAGGTTGGTTGTCACATCCTCAACCTGAGTATTTCCCCGGATATAAACGCAGGAGCTGACCGTATCAAAGTCACAGTGAGCAACCCCTATCTTGTGCGCTAAATTATCGCTGGTTTCAGCTGCAAAAATTTTAATACGCTGGTTCCCGCCCCACTGTGCTGTTACCGATTTTTCGTTGCCATAAAATCCGCAGTGTTCTACATACAGGTTT